TTAGTGTGGCTGTCCATTATGACAAACTGCTTCAATTGCATAGCCGTCAGGGTCATAAATGAAAGCAGCGTAGTAATTTTCATGGAAATGTTTATGATAACCTGGTCTTCCGTAGCCTTTTACTCCGAAAGATAGGGCAGCTTCATTGAATAAATCAACTACTTTATTATTTTTAGCCTGAAAAGCCAAGTGAAAGGGGAACGGTTTGCCTACATATATTGCGAAATCTCCGAATGGGTCAGTCGAAATACCGTCTGAAAAATTTGCTGATTTATCTGTTCGATGATGTAATCTATAACCAAGAGGAGCTAGGACAGATTTGTAAAATTGAATAGATTTCTCAATATCCTTGACTGCTAAACCGCCAGTATGATTAATCATAAATATCTCCTTGCCAGTTTTAGTGACTGGAAACACATAGATTTACGAATTCAGGCGCTCATGCGCTTTTTATTTTTCTATGGTCTAGCGTACTGATTACCTCGTGTCGCTGGCTGTGCAATACTAGATGCCTCTGCCTGAGTCATATATCGGTAATTGGCTGGATTAGTTACTGAAGAATAGTATTTATTGCTGTCAGAAACAAACACCATGCCAGGAGCTGCGATAGACCACCCGCCCTCAGTTGTGTAGGAGTTATCATTAGCTACTGTTTGAGATGAAGGCTCTGTAACTACTGGGGCTTGTTCTACTGCTTGCGATGAACTTACTTTAGGCGCTTCTGACTGTACTGGTTGAGTTGTTGAAGAGATCGGATTTCCTGAGGCATAGTCAATTTCTAAGCCCTCTGCACTATTAATAACGATCACTTCTATATTCAGAGTATTATCTGAAGACTTGATATCTACAATTGAACCACGAGGAATAGTTTCATTAGCATTATAAACAGGAGTTGTCTGATAATCTATGGTTGAACTGGTATTTGGATTAGCTTTCCAAAAATTCTCAGCCAATTCTTCTGCATACCTCATTCCTCCATTTTGGTTTGCTCCAACATTTTGACTACGTGTACCAGTAGTGAAATTATATTTAGATGTATACGAACCCTCTCCTAGCAAGCTATCAGCGATTGAATGACTTCTATTATACAAATAACCATGATAGGTTCTTCCTGTCAGTGAGAACGTGATTGCTATTTTTGGATTGCTTGATGGCCAAGCTGGAGGGTCTAAAGGTTGTCCTTGTCTCGAACCTTTTGAGGCTTCAAACTGTGAATATGTTAAAATCGCGCGTGCTACTCCTGAACGCCCTTTATCATCAGCATTAAAACTATACTCTCCTGCTTTCAAATTTTCAAAGCCCGAAAGTTTTGCTGAACCATTTTCCCAGTAATAATTACCAGTAGGACCTGCAGACTTGGCATTAGTGTACTCGTTTAATTTGTTTAAAATATCCGTTGTACTAGCTGCAGTAGAACTGCTTGAGGAACTAGCAACTACTTTTTTAGCTACTTTAGAACTGGAAGAACTCGTAGTACTCTTACTTATAGATTTCGCAGGCTTAGTGCTTGTGGATACTGAACTGCTAGAAAAACTAGAGGAATAGCTAGATATAGCTGTTTCACTTTTATTATCAGAATTCGGCCCACTAAATGCTCCAGCATAAACTACAAATCCAAACAATGAAACTAACGCAAGTGGGACAACTCCGACTAACCAAACTTTTCGACCTGTCGTTCTATAATTTATAACTAAACGATAAATGCCATAAAGGCATAAGAAAGGAAACAGTAAAACAGCTAGAACCCAAAACCACCATTTTTTACTTTTATTTTTCATAAATTACTCCTTACCAGTTTTTAGTGACTGGAAACACATAGACTTACAAGTTATACATGGCTCATGTCATAAACCATATCAAAACTGGGATTATCACTAAAATAGAAACTATTACCAATAATATATTAATAAAATTTGATTGATCTTTAATTTCTTTATCCATATTTTCCTCTCACACGACCAGGCGCTTTTTTCACTTTACATTAGTCAAACTTATGAATTTCATTTTTTCTTGGTTCGACATAAAAATGATGAATATTACCCCCACCCGTCCCTTCATCAGAAAGAGATTTTACTATTTCACGCCCTAATATTTCTCCTCTAAGCAATTCTTTCGTAATCCGCCCGATATGGAGTAGATGATTCTTTTTGATTTCACTAATGTCTACCCAATCGTTATCGGGAAGGTTTTTAATTGCTTCATAGAGCTTCATTATGATGTCTCCTTGGAATATATATTTAGTATTTCACTTTTAATAAGATTATTATAGTATTTTTGAACCTTAGCATTTCTAAGCGTAGGCTTAAGATATAACCTATAGTCTGTTTCGATTAGTAGCTAATCTCCTTAATTTTGATTCCTCTATAATACACATTTATATGTTCTGCAATTTTTTTTGCTTCTTTTTTATCAAAAGCATGTATTAACCACTTTTTGAACTTTTCATCTAATGTTTTTGAATCTATTATAATGTTAGCTGCTGCTGCTTCATTGGAATCGTCATACTTGGATGAAAGACTACCGATTTTAATCGTTATATTTCCATAAGGCACTTTAGAAAATAGAGTGTTGTTTTTTGTTGCATCAATTGTTGTATTCGATACATTCGGAAATAGTTGTCCTCTTAAAGATGTATCTTGAGAATAATAACTTGCTCTAAAATTATTAGACCATTGAAAATAACCATATAGAGACATAGCAATCGCAATTAATAATAGCAATAAAACTTTTTTTATTGAAAAAAATTGTTTTAAGAAATCCATATTATTCAACCTCCAAACTGTTTTTGACAAGTTGTATTTTAGGCTCATCAATAAAAACTGCAGTTATCTTTTTTGAAGTAACTCCAAATATAAAATTAGGCTTAAAATCTTTCACTTCCATTACTGCTTCAAAGCTATATTTCCCGTGTACTGATGTTGCTGAAATAGTATTGCTTCCGTTTTTAGGAGTAAACCATTTTTTAAATTTGAACTTTGAATATTTGTGATTGATTTTCAACTCTGTAATTATCTGCTTTTTCATTTCAGAAATCTGATTGTTTGTTGCACTTTTTGAAGTATATTGAACACCATTATCGTTCACTAAATTTTTATTGTAGTAAATCTTATATTTGTCAAATTCCTTGCTCAACATATCTTCGTTGATTGAGTCAAGCCAAATATCTTGCAACGAATCCCCGTAGCGTTCCATATTAAATATTGGACTAGAGACATACAACTTTGGTATTTCTATATCTACTTCATCAAAAGATTTTGTAGTCCAATTATTTATCAAAGTCTGAAAAGAATTAAAGGGAATATTATTAATAGAAGTACCTTCTACCCCTGAAGCAGTATCAGAAGTTTTATTAGCTCTTTGTACTGCTTTTTGTTGAGCTAAAAAAGGTTGACCAAATGTGAGTTGGAAAAAACTTTTTATCAATGGGGGGATTGAAAAGAACATACCTATAACTATTACAATTAAAATCAACCAACTCGCAACTTCTAGTCTTAACATTCGTGATTTTGTAACAGCTTGATTTAATATTTTTGTGCCAGAAACTAAATCCTTACTTTCATCGATTTTTCTATTCATATTTTCCTTTCACGCAACTAGGCGCTTTTTATTTTGCGTTCCTAAAGTTTAGGGTTACTAATTCTAAACTAACGAGAATACCCATAAAATAAAATTTACAGGGTTAAGAGTTTTTATAAAAGTGATATGTAAATCCTTTTTTAATTCATGTTTAAATGAATCGCTAAATGATGACTTACTATTTATTGTTGCGTAGACTGCCTTGCAAATATCTAGAAATAACACTAAGAAAAAGACTACAACATATAATAGTAGAACTGCTTTTAGAATTATTAAGATAAAATTAAACACATTACTCATACTGAACTTCTCTTTTATTTTAAATTTTTTGCGTTCCTAAAATTTAGGAATTGTTTTATAGATTTGAACCTTAGCATTTGTTGGCATGTTAATAAATGCTAAGGTTCACAGCTATATAGACTTTATCACTATTAAAGTTCTAATCTATTGCTCTTTTCATTTCATGAATAACTCTTCTTAATTTTGGCAAAGGTAATTCCATCAGGTCAGCAAACTGTTCTTGCGGTAGTCTGTAGTGTTCTCCAAGCATTCTCTCATACCCAGCTATAATTACAGCCTTTTCCATTTTTTCATCTAGGTGATCAATATTCTTTAAGTAGTCCGATAGTTTCATGTTTTACCCTCTCATCTTCTTTACCCCACCAACTCAAACCAGCACAGCTCATACAGCAACGCACGCGCTTCGTCATAAGCATTATGATGATAGCCGTAGAAGTCTAAAAAGTTGTATATATTTAACGTGTCGCGCGTGATTATATCGAAACGGCTGATGTAATCAATGACACAGTTGGCTTTTAAATAAATTGGATACACTTTATTTAAAAGAATCTTTTTTGTTTTTTTCGTAATTGACTTTCTGTCCTAAACTTTCTTGTCCTGTAACAGTGTTTTCGTGGCAGTCTACTTGCGACTTTATTAAATCTAAAAGATATAAATATAATTGATATTCCGTTTTATAAGCGTCTCCTGGTTCTTTACGATAAGTCAGCAAGGTAGAAAAAATATCAAGTAACGTGTCGTTGACTTCACTAAATGTTTCATCACTAAGCAAAGCAAATTCAGTTTTTACAAAATCAAGCTTATCTTTATAACCCTCTTGGCGAAATTGTCGATGAAGCTCTTCTCTTTCATCTCTATCAAGTAAATAATCAACTCTAACATTAAAATAATCAGCTAGTTTTATTAATTTATCCGCTGTTGGTTGCTGATTTTTTAATCGATATAAATAGTTGACCCCAAAGCCTAAGTCTTCCGAGACTTTTTGTAATGATTTCCCTTGTTTGTCCGCAAGTTCTTTAATACGTTCAGATATAGTCATAGTCACTCTTTCAAGCATAACTAAAACACTCTTTAAACCTTATAGGGTTTTATCCTTGACAAAATAAACCTCATAAGGTAAAATAGATTTCAGTTAAATATATATTTTAAAAAAGCAAAGGCACGTTTTTGACTAGCTCCCCAGCAAGTTTGTAAAGTCGTTTATTGCTCTTTTAATTACTTATATTTTACCTCATAAGGTTGATAAATGCAAGCGTTTATGTCTTATAAAGTTAAAACAGAAAAGAAAGAAGGTAAAAATGCCACTACTAACTCCAGAAATGAAAAAAGCTTTACGCCGTGTGCAGGCTGATAAGTTGCTAAATAAAAAAGACCTTGCTAAGTATATCGGAGTAAGCGAAAGCACAGCAAAGTCAATCACTAAAGACAACGAACCTCAGAACGTTAAGAATAAAGTGTTCAATGCCGTTGTTTCCGCCATTGCCAAAAATTGCTAGCCTATGACTAAACTAGACACCGCAATATCAAACAGCAAGCAGTCTAAACCGTACTATCATAAAATCATTCTTGATTTACTTGTACAGCTTACGACAAGCGGAAAATATCGCAGTTTGACGAGCTTTAAACAGTCAGGCGACAAATTAACCGCAGAACAAAAAGAAACGCTCAGGCGCTATACTGACAGCATTATCTTACTGTTAGAGCTAGGCATGGCGTTTCATGAGATTAAACAATTTTTAGTAAATAAAAAAGCCGTCTGAAAGTTTGGCGACCGATGACAGCTTTTTATCAAATTAGAGTAGCAAACCGTGAAAAACACGCGCTTTCTACCTCTAATTATAACAAATTGGAGAATGAAAACAAAATGAATAATACAATTGATGTAATTTACCCAACCCACGGCATACGCACAGGCGCACAAGTGCAGTTTGACCCAATCGCTCACACTTGGACGGTTTGGACGAAACAAGGCTTAGAACGCACGTTTAAAAACGTAACTTCATACGCTAGATACATGACGAAAGGGTAAGGGGTAAAGCATGAAATTTAAAACATTTGATTTAAGAGTATACCGTCATAATGATGAAACACTGCTTTCATTTGATGTCAAAGGCGGACGGATACCAACAAGCAAGTTGTTACATATTCCAAAAGGCAAACCTTTTAAAATGAAAATCACGCCTGAAATTGTTGAAAAATACCGTATTAAGCAAGAAATCAAGCAAACAGAACATAAGAGATTTGCCCCCGAGGGCTTTAGGCTATTGGCGGACGTCATAGAAGAAAAGGTTATCTCGCTGGATTATTACAAAGCAAAAAAAGAAAATTGGCAAGACTGGATGCGTGGTTTTGCTTATGAATACTTATATGATGTTGCGTTTAATCGTGGTGTCCGTCACGAAAGAAAGCGAAGAAAAACCAAGCACAAGGCAATGACAGCATTTGATATTATCAGTTCCGAAGATGTCATAGAGCTTTCTCATGAGCTAGGAATTAATGAAGATAAACTAACATACGCAGTTATGGAAGTTATCTCTAAACGTAAAAATGGAGGCATGGCATGATTGAAGATATTAATTTAAAAAATGCTGAGGTTTCAGCAATTCTAACAATGGTTTTTGATGAAGTACAAAGAATTTACGGACTCGAAAAAGGAGGTAGGGAATACGAATTGGATAGATTGAAAGATACTTTAATAACATCGTTTTTTATGATGAGTAAACGAGTGGAAGACATCAATGAAATAGCTAGTTTGATTATGAAAGCTGAGGCACTCCATGAATGACGACACTTTAACAAGCCTTGTGGCGCGTGGTTTAGTTGATAAAGTCATCAGCCTATTTAATAAGTATCTTGGTACACAGCTCAAAATCAGAAATGAAAAACGAGTATTACCCTATATTTCTAAAAAGCGTGTCATGGAAGACTTAGATATATCAGACAGCACGCTGGATACTTGGGAAGCGAACGGATTGAATCGCTATAAACCGCGATACAAAACCACACTTATTTACTATTTGATTGATGATATATGTAAGTTCATTGTATTAGATAACTAATTTTGTCAGGCAAGGCAAAGAGGATTGAGAAAATGACAAATATTATTAACGCTTGCCCTTATGTGGCTGGTATTGATAGCGTAGGTATGCGAAGTTTAAAAGCCTATCATACAGAACTCACAGACAAGCAGATTGAAAAATTAGACCCATTAAACGCCAATACAGGCACAGTTGATTATTCTTTTAAAGTTCGTAAATATAAGCACGGTGTCCGATTTGAGGGCGAAAAAGAGGGCGGAGAAATCAGCTTATTTGATGAGGTAGCGAAATGATTGAACACCACCAAGGTTACACGGCTATAAAACGGTACGGACGGAATAGTTTTAGACCAGTAGGGAAACACCCATTTAAGATTATTCACAACGCACAAGCGGTCAAATATGACTTGATACAGCAGTTTGAAGCAAGTACAGGTATAATCTTACCCAGCGGAGTAAAAAGCAACTTATGCACGCAACCAGTACCGATTTTAGGTAAAGAGCTGGCTGTTATGAAACTACAAATAAAGGAAACTAAAAAATGACATTAAGAAAATTAAGTGATGAAGAAAAACAAGAAATTAATAACCTTGATTTAACTCATGAAGACATGTATAAAATGCTGAAAGTTCAACCAGATATTGAAATAAAAAATATTACAATTGAAGCCTTATTTAAAGATGACGATTTACTCGCAGTTACACCACAGTTTGATGATATTTCAAACCTTGAAGCTGTCAATATCTTACTTAATGTGTTAGTTGCAGACGCTAGGGGCTGTACAGACATAGATAGCTTTATCAAGACTATTATTTCTATGTGGGGAACTTATGACGAAGCGGAGGGGAAGCTATGAAACTTAAAGAATTACAAAAATTAGACCAAAATATTATTAAATTTCTTGCTGAACATAGAGGAATTGACCGAGCTGTTAAAGGCAAGATTTTAGCACAAGCCCTTGATATTGATTTTAGAACTTTACAGAGCAGAATTGAGTACCTGCACAAACAGGGTTGCGCCATTGGTTCGATTGATAACGGCTATTTTATCCCAACTAATGAGGAAGAACGCAGAGCTGGAATCATAAAGAAACAACGGACAGGCATTGCGATTAATAACGCAGTCAATGGCTACACCCTTGCAGAACTTGATTGGATTGACCAACTCTTTGAGGAGGACTGACGATTGACACCAAAAGAACAAGCCCTAAACTGTGTTAGTCGTGGCTTTTCTGTTATCGCTGGTTATCCAGCAGGTAAAAGCGAGAGAGCTGTTATAAAAGGAACTTCAAGCGGAACACTTGACGAAATCACATTGAGCGCGTGGTTTGATGAAATACCGAACCGCAACATTATGATTAATCTTAGAAATAGTGGTTTGATTTGTATTGACTTAGACCAGCACCAAAACGGACAGAATGGGCGGAGTGTTTTCAGTCGCTTGTGGAATGAACACAGCGAGGGGGAAATATTAAGTACCTATGTCGAGAAGACACCCACAGGCAACGGCTTACACGTTTTCTTTAAAGTTCCGAAAGAGATATTCAATAAATCTCTTGTAAGTGAACTAGCGGACGGCGTAGAGATAAAAACACACTTCACACCCATATATCCGAGCAAACGGATAGACGGCGATTATATGCCTTTGAATGATACAGAAACTAACGAGCCTTTAACTTTCGATAGTCTTTGCGATTGTCCTGACTGGTTACTAGAAATGATACAACGACCACAGGCACGCGCAACGACTGGCACAAGTAGGCGTACTTATGGCGCTGAAATGTGGGAATTATTCAACCAAGGCGCACGAAAAGGCAACCGAAACAACGATACAAATCGAATACTTCACTACTGGAGAAAAATCGGCATTGATAACAATCATTGCATGGACTTATTGCGAACTTTTAACAACCGAACCAGTCCGCCCTTACCTGATGACGAGCTGGCGACCATTTGGAAAAGTGTATTCAAGATGAAATAGAAAGGAAGTCATGACAGACCAATTAGAAAAACTTGTGGCAGAAACACCACAGGAAAACGTAAGAAGTCCCAAACCTAAAATAGAGGACTTCACGGAATATGGCGAGGGCGGAACAAAAAGCGTAAGTATTACAGCTTATAGCGAAGCTGTCCTTGATTGGATTGAACAAGAAAAAGAAATCATTAATCACCCTGATTATGTCAAAGCAAACACTCAAACGCTTAGAGCTGTTAGAAAACTATTCTTTGAACATCGTAACTTATTTTTAAGTACACCGAAAGCAGACGGTAACGCACCCAAGTCACTAAGTCCCTTAGATACGGCTAGAATTATCTATAAAACGCTCAAAGTCATCAAACTAGACCACCAAAGCGGACTGTTAGGCATTTATAACCCTGAACTAGGAATATATGAAACGAACGAAAATTTTTTTCATCGGCTCATTTATTGGCTAGAACCGTCTTATAGTCAAGCACGTTCTAAAGAAGTCTTATTCAAACTTGAAACCTTAGCAGAGGTTAAACAGCAAACCGCAGAGGCTCATCTTATCCCAGTTGCGAACGGTATTTTTAACAAGAAAAAGCAGAAATTAGAGCCGTTTAATGCTAAGTATGTCTTTACTTCTACTATTTCAACACGCTACAATGCACGCGCTGAACCTCCTAATATAGACGGTTGGGACGTTGATAGCTGGCTACTTGACTTAATGAGTGGAGATAAAGAACTTGTCAATCTCTTATGGCAGATTATTTCCGCAAGCACTAACGGCAACTACTCCTATCGTAAAGGTGTCTGGCTAGTCGGTAAAGGAAATGACGGCAAAGGAACATTTCAGAGCTTGATTATGAATTTAATCGGACGTGAGAACGTGGCAAGTGTCAAAGTAGAACAGTTTTCGGAACGGTTCGCCCTTTCCCAAGTCGTTGGCAAAACTTGCATTATCGGAGATGACAGCCAAGTCAGCTACTTAGACAATGCAGGAAATTACTTTTCTGTGGTTACTGGCGACCCAGTACCGATTGAAGCGAAAGGAAAACAACCAACTTTGGCAGTATTTAACAAGCTGGTTATTCAATCGACTAACTTCTTACCCAAGTTTAGAAACAAGTCAAATGGAACATACAGACGTTTGCTTATCGTGCCTTTTGAAAAGTCTTTTAATGCCGATAATGATAATTGGAAAATCAAAGATGACTATATTAAACGCAAAGACGTTTTAGAGTATGTGCTTAAAATTGCGTTATCCCTTAACTTTGAGAAGTTTGACGAACCAAAAGCCACACAAGGGCTATTAGATGACTTCAAAATTAGCAATGACAATGTACTAGCCTTTGTAAATGATACATTTGAGGAGTTTGTCAGTGATTTTCTACCGACTACTTTTCTAAGTGCCTTATATCGTGCATGGTGTGAAGATGAGGGAGTGAAGCCATTTACTAAGCGAGAATTTGAAAACAAACTACCTGATTATGTCAAAGACCAATGGAAAAAGACCGTACAGCGACCGAACAGCGCAGGATTTAACAGAGCGATCGACTTACACCGAGCCGAGGAGTACGAGCTTTTCAGACGGCTGTTTTACTGGGACGATGAGAAACAGAAAAAAGTTACTAAAGGTTACTTACGCAAGAAAAAATAAAAGTGTTACTGTACTTCGGTAACACGTTACTGTTATAAGTAACAGCTTTAGGCGCGTGGTTAAGCCGTTTATAGCATTCTGTTACTCTGTTACCGCAAAAACACCTACTAGCTAGGAATTTATCAGAGGAAATAAAAACATGAAAAAAGCACGATGTCCGACAACTTGAATTGTTGACAAATGTTGACATAAAAAATACTACAAATTACTACATAGAAAAATCGGAGAAAATCAAATGAGCCAAAATACAAAAACAATCTTATCTAACCTTTTCACGCTGACAAGTGAACTTTCAGAACCAACTTCTAAATTGATTCATATTGAGGGAGCGAACGAAACACCAGCTACTCAAAAAGACTTAGCGAAAGGATTGCGTGAGAACCTAGTCAACCTTACAGAAGTTTTGGGCTTATCTGTGGACGAACTGACAGAACCGCAAGAGTATGAACCACAGGAAACAGTAAAATCAATCATTGAGGAAATGCAACAACTGACCTTTGCACCTCATGAAATATCAGGCAATGACACGCAAGTTTTCGCGGACTTACTAACTGATAGTATCGAGCGTTTAGTTAAGGCGTTAGGATTGAATGAAATGAGCCTATCAGCAGAGAATAAAAACAAACCGCATGAATTGGCACTCAAAGCACAGTTACAAGACTTATACTCCCTTAATGATTCAATGGTTACCTCTGACCCTAACCACGTACCAAGATATACAGACGGAACAATTATCACATTGTCTGATTTAGTAGATATGAATGTACAAGCCTTAGATAATATCGCGGAACTCATCGGCTTTGAGTTAGAAGAATAAATAAAAATGCCTAGTTTATAGCTGGGCTTTTAGTTGTTATGTGGAAATAAAAACTTGTCAAAACTTGTCATTTTACTTTGCTATAATTAATAAAGGACATATAAACAGAAACGAGGGGAAACAATGACACCTAAACAGCGGAAATTTTGCGATGAATATATTAAAACAGGAAACGCCACGCAGTCGGCTATTAATGCAGGGTATAGCCAAAAGACGGCTTACAGTATCGGAACAGAGAACCTGAAAAAACCTGAACTAAAAAAATACATTGACAGTAAGTTAAAATCAATCTCTGATAACGCCATAGCAACCGCAGAGGAAACCCTAGGAATATTAACTAAGATAGTACGCGGAGAGCATACAGAGCAAGTGATAACAGCAGAGGGCGATGTCATAGACAAACACCCTGATACTAATCAAGTAATTAGGGCAAGTTCTGAAATCCTAAAACGTTACCCACTTGCACAAGATATTAATATCAACGGAAATTTGAGCGTGAGCAACCCTTTTGAAAATCTAACAGAGGAAGAACTTAGAATCTTAGCCAGCAGAGATGAGGAATAATGACAGTAAGATATTATTGGGGAAGACCCAAAGACGTTATAAGGTGGTATCTTAGAGGAACTTTATATCTTAGCGCTCAAAGCAGACAGTCATATATTGAAAAAAACTGGAGCTGAACTAGGTAACTTACCAAGACTTCTAAAATTATTAGATAATCTTGATGAGTTATTTGACACAGTCAATACTGACAGCATAGCTCTATTATGTTTGAGGTATGTAGAGCTACTAAGTATTGCAGAGACCACGGAACGTACAGGACAATCAGCTTATCAGATTACGGCTAAGACAGGCAAGGTTATGAAGAAAGCTAAAGAAATTATAGCAAAAGCATGATATGATAGAACTATCAAAAGTCGCAGAAATGCGCGTGGTATAATAAGTTCAGGAAAGTATCTCTGATTGTAGAGATACTTTTTTGTTAATAATTAATTACTTAAAACATATAACGGAGTATAGCAATTTACAAATTATAACATTTATTGTATAATTAAATTACCTAAAAGGTAATCTCATCCCTTTGGGGCGAGATTCTTGGAGGTATTG